TAATTGAGTTTTAAATCTTGAAAAAATCCCTTCTAAATTAGAAAAACTTTTTGTAAATTTCGCACCAAAATCTGCTGGTATTTTCAGCTTAGAAATACTTGATTGTAATTTTTTAATATCAGATTCGGCATCATCGACTCTTAACTTTAAATTACCAATAATATTAAACTCAGTCTGTTGCGCCATTCTTCCTTTCCTCCTTTCCTCCAATTAAAAATGACGTTAACCAAAGTTAACGCCATTCAGAGTCCTTATCTATATCATCCTCTAAATAATAAATCTCTAACGCTTTTGACTTCTTTCTATCTCCAACAGACAGCGCAGTCGCGCTAAACTTACCAACCACTGGTTGAGCATTTGCCCCAAGCGTTAAATTAAAATCTGACGTTATCTTTAGTTTTGGTATATAGATAATAGCGGTATGGGTTTGTCCAGTAATGTCATCTTTAAATCTACTTCTTCCTTCTAAACTAACATATCCGTCAAAAATATCTTCACCAATGAAGTTTACTGTCGCGCCATTATCATATCCATATTCATAATCTACAATAACATCTTTATAGACTAGAGGGGTTTGAATTTGTTGCTCGCCAATTAACGATAAGCCCTGTAATTTTTCTCCAGTTTCTTTATTATAAACAAAAATCCACGCATTTAATGGTTTGTGGGTTAATGTGATTATTCCTTCGTCATTAGTTTCCAATTCGTCTCTTTGAGAAATTCTCACAATCTGATTATCGGAGGTTGATAAAATACGAGAATTATTCATTAAACCGAATTGGGTTTTTGAAAAGATACCTTGTGTAAAAACTAAATCTACTCCCTCAGTCCTATTCCAAATTACTACTTTTCTATTCTGATAACCGCCTTGCGCCGCGGCCTCTCGATGAATTTCTTTAAAATTAGCAATTTGGATTTTATCAAATGCCGCAATTACTTCTCCTTCGGCAATCTGATTTCCATTTATCTCTATTATAGAAGTGGATTTTAGCTGCACAAAGTATAGTTCTTGCATTCCAAATTCATTATTCATTTCCTTTATCTCCGTTTATAAACAAAGCGAGGAGGCTTTCCGCCTCCCCGCCATTAAAATTTCTTATTAAATTATTCGTCCGTAAGCATAGAAGCGTTAGCCGCAACATTCATATCTGTAACATATGGATCATGAGAATTATCAGCATCATAGTCATCAAGTACAGAAGCAACACCCTTGTTCTTACCATCGGTTGCTCCATTACCAGAACTTAATGAGTACTTAACTAATTTAACCATAGAACCACTTTCAGACTTCAGACATTCAACAGTCATTGAGAAAGTAGCTGGATCACCATCAGCTTCCATTGTAAGACTTACATCCTCGGCAGAAACCTTTCCCTTTGGAATGATAAATTGCAGGAATTCATCTTTACCAGAAGCAACATTTCTAGCATATGTGTCACCAGTAATGTAATAAGTATTGGAATCAAATTCTGCACCAATATCAATTGTTACACCCTTAAAAACAGAACCATTACCAGCTTCTCTTGCCGTTGCATAATGAGTACCATTTACAATAGTTCCATTTGTACAATCAAGTAAATCAAATGTAATAAAATCAATTGCTTGGTTAGTTCCAGAGACTTTTCCGCCTGCCCAATCAACAGTAGATCTTTTTACTGGAGTTGGTTCACTTAATTCATTACCATTACTGTCTTGATAACTGAACACAGTAACTAAACTTTTAGCAATATATAATTCAGTACCATTGATAGTAAATGTTAAATAATTTTTTTGATCTGAACCACTTTCAGTAGCTTCTTTAATCTTGGTAGTATCATAACGTAAAGTCTTTAATACTTCCTGTTTGTTTTCTTTAACATACATTTTTCCGCCAAACATAATACCAAGCGATTTAGCACTGAAAACAGCATCTTCCATTTCAATAGTGATTTCTTTATTGGTATCCCAAGAAAGAAGCTTAGCATTACCTTTACCACCTCTAGCATCTACTTTTTCAGAACTTTGAGATAAAGTAGAAGTTTTTAAAGTGTCAAGATAAAGAGCCGGAGCAGATGGCGCGCCCTTTGAGTCAAGCTCATAGAACATAACATCAGCTACCTCTTTAATAGCATATCTATCAAGAACAATTGCCATATTAAATAGCCTCCTATTTATTTTTCTTCATCTATATTTTTAATCCAATATTTTGGTTTAACTTTTTTGCTATCCGCGCCAGCAAGAAGCGCACGAATATCAATATCATACTCTTCCTTCTGCTGTTCCATAGCTATAAGCCAATGAACACACGCATAGCTCATCTCTCCAATATTAAGTGGAGTTAAACCAATTCCCATACAACAAATTGCCGCAAGAAGAGTTCCAAAAGTTGGTCCTTTTTTAGCTTTTTTCTTTTTTACCAACTTTTCACTTCTACGTACCTTTTCCTTCCAACGCTTAATGCGCGGGTCCTCATTCAGATCATCTGGTTCGGGCAGCTTAACTGGAGTGTCACCCATAACTAAACGAATTGTATTTTGAAATTCAAAATAATTTTCTTCAGTAAGTAACTTCGGGTCCTCCAAATCTACATCTGGATCAAGTTCATCCTCACTTTTTCCAATCAGTAACATTTCAATTTCTGGAACTATAGTTACAGGTTCATGAATAAATTTACTAAACCCTTCTTCAATTTTTTGTCGCATCTCTTCTTCTTGATAATAATTCATCAACAAATATTGAAAAGGAGTCGGTACTATATCCATCGCCTCACCATATGCATCTTTAAGTTCTTCTTGCGTCATTGTAAACAATGTCTGATAGATTTTAAAATCTTCATCCCCAATAACATCATTTACAGTGGGCGGATAAACTTTGCAAATACCCTTAAAATCAATGGGGTATCCTAAGAAAACTCTCTCATCAATCATAAGTAGTAATTACAAAGGTCTGTTCGTAGGCACTAATTTCTTCCGTCAAGAAATTTAAAGCAAAATCTCCACCCACCATTTTGCCTAAGCCTTCTATTTTTTTACCTTCAAGTGATTTCTGAATTTCACCCATAATAGCAAACGGGCGCAAATTCGTATCTTTAATAATCCACTGCGTTAAAGGTACAAAACTTTCCACACTTATTACAATATTTCTAAATTCCCCATTTGAAGCCAATCCTTGGCCGCGCGCCACCCGCACAGTAACTACAGAATGAGCAGTTTCATGCGGCCCCACGCGAGGAACAATTTTAATGAGTTTCTCAAAAACCTCATCTTGTATTTGTTCTTTAGTCAAATCCTCATTATCCAAGGGGTCTTTATCGGTGTAATAAAGTAACTTTAAAAGGTTTTGATTAGCAAAAAGTCTTTTTACTATATACTGTAAATTAACTCCAAGTTCTGCACAGTTTCTTACACTCAATCTTCCTCACCCCCACGATTTAACCAATAAAAATCATCTGCATTATCTTCAGGAGTTTGAACTGGCGGCTCGCTATGATCTCTCAAATATTGCGGATCAACTGACACAAATTCAACCCCAGGGGTCGACTGTATATCATAACCAGTTACTACATAGGCTTCAACTAGATTACCTTGCGCGACCTCTAAATAATTATCTTTCCTAATATTCTCATTAAATGGGGTAATGAAGAAACTTAACTTTAAGTTTTCTGTATAAAGGGCCTTATTTCTACTTCTTGACTTTAACTCATCTTTTAACATATTATCTTCTTGACCATAGAAATATGCCCAAGCTGTACATTTCTCTCCTTGACGATTTTTCCATTCAAGGAAATGGGTCATTCTCAAAACAATATACCTATTATATCCACTGGCTACATAATCTTCTAGCCAATAAATCATCCAAGGCACTCTATTACCATCTTTATCTGGCAACATTAATATTGTACCATTCGGAATATTCAAATGTACATCTGTTAAAAGATAACGTAAATCTTTAGTCTCATTTTGTCGATAAGGAGTGAGTTCTCCTTCTCTTTCTTCCTCTTCATACATGAAATCTATATAATAAACAGACTTCTTTAATTGTAATTTAAAATTTTCTTCACGCTGGCGCTGCATACGAGATTGAAAATCTATTCCATACCTATTTAACCTCTTTAAATACACATCCTCATAGTAGCTCATCTTCTTGTTCTCCTATTTTTGAAAGTAAAGACATGCAATCAAATATTGTTTTTCTAAAATACTTATAACTCAAATATCTACATGAAGATAGCTTATGATATAAAGAAAAATAATAAATTGTCTTTTCTTCCTCTTTAAAACCTTCTAATTCAATGAGAATGGAATCTAAAAAGCCTTCCCAGTCGCGCCCGCGCTCATATTCACATAAAAGTCCATATAACTGACTCTTCAGTTTATTATGATAACCTTCATATACATCTTGAATATATCCCATTCTATTCACCTGCTAATTTAGTGTAATCGAATGGTTGCCTATTCCTAGAACGATAATAAACTCGCTCTAATTTAAGTGCTTTATATTCCTCTCTATCTTGTAATTTTTGTAACTTATCAATTAAATTTGCCTGTGAAAAATCCCTTTCTACATATAATGGTTTTACATTTTCCCAAGTCAAAATTTCTCTATTAAGCCACTCACATTTCATTAAAGTAGCAATTATTTGAATCTCTTCATTGTTTAAATCATCAACGAAATCCCCAGACTCATCAAATTCCAAGCTAACACGAGGAAATTTAAAATTCGGCAAAGCACTTAAAAGAAGTTGTCTCCAATCTGCTTCAACTTCTTCCTGTGTCCAATTCAACCATTCATCCTCTAACATTTTTGACAAAAAAGCCTCATAAACTTTATAAACGGAAGTCATTTTACCTCTCCTGTGTAGCTTGATCGTCCCTATTTAATTGAATTGCTCTCATAATATCAATTCCGATACGTTTTTTAATGGCATCTGACTTATCATAATCCATAATTTCATGTTCAATGGCATACGCGGCCAGCTCATTGACTTGATCATTGGAAAGTTCTCCAATCTTCTCTTTAAACTCAAACGCTGGCATAGTTGTTAAATATCTCTTTCTTTGATTATCATCTAAAGTAATAATATTAGTTGGCTCTTCCGCGCCTTCCGGTTCTAAGCCTAGAGCAATTTTAACCTCCATATCGTCAATACCAAGAACTCCATTTTTGAAAAGATTTTCAACTCCAGGACGATACATAGCTTCTTCTAACTGATCAAAAGGAATTGTTGCAATCGCACCTTTCTTTTCCCAAACTCTCTTAAGTCTAAGGTCTGGCACTGTTAAAACAACTCTTTGAGAAACTAAACTTACAATTTTTACCTTCTTATCCATTTTCTTTACTCCTTTTAACTCCATAAAAATACGGGGAGGGACGAAATCCCTCCCCTATTTATCAAACTATACGTTTGGATACATTTCCTTATAAGTCTGAGGAATTGCCTCATTCTTATAAATAGCCCAGTTATGATATGCAAGGATAGCAGTACCAAGCTTTCTATAAGTATTAATCTCCATAGACTGGTCTGGATTGACGTAATCCCACATCTGAGTGTTGCCCTCGAAGACAACTTTAACAACTCTTTCTCCACCAGTTGGCAGAACGTAAGCCAGCTGAGGATCAATCCAAGTCTCTACGTTGTTTTCATCAACGAAGGACTGTGGAAACTGAACGATAGGAGTTCCTCTGAAAATATTAATGTATCCAGTATTATGAATAGCATCAATATCCTGTGGATGATATACGCCACCATAATTGCCATTAGCAGCAACTGGAACGATAGCATCAGCACCCATTGCTCCAATGAACTCAGGTGGTGCAAAGATAATCGCACCAGAACCATAAGCTCTAACAGTGGAAATCAACTTCATCATTTCATCGCCATCAAAGTCACTTCCTACAGTAACATTGGCTCTGTTGTTTGCTGGTACACCATTCTGAGTAACGGCCGCGCGCAGTGCTCTCTGAACTTCTTGATAAACAGCATCTGTCTGAGCCTCTGTTAACAGGCTAATCAGTTCAGACATATTCTCAGCGCCATCAAGCATTCTTTCAAAATCAATTGAGCAAGCTCCGCCGATTGCGTGCGCACTAACTTCAAATGAACCATTGTCCAGTCTGAAGCTTTCATAAACACCAGACAGACCAACTTGAGTTAGGAATTTCTTTGCTCTTGTCTTACCAAGCTTTGTTCTAAACATAGCTTTCTGTCCCTGCGGAACCTGTCTAACTTCAGCAAAGATTCCTACTGCATCGATAACCTTATTAGGAACGATTTCATCAGCAGCTTCAATTATAATTTCATAAATATCATATCTATTTTTCATGAACTGGTTAACTGAACCAGCCAGATCTTTTAGGCCATCACGAAGCGCCTCATCAACAGTCTCTACAGAATAGTTAGATGGAGCCTGACCCTTAGCCGCACATACAGCTAATTCTTTCATTTCTTTAATAGTCATTCTTCACACCCCCTATTATGCAGTCTTAACTTGGAACTTCAGAGCAAATTGTCCATCCGGCATAGTTGTCTTTTCAACAACCAGTAGAACAGGACCAGCCTGAGGAGCAGTAGCAGAAACCTTAATTGCACCATTAGCACTAATTCCACCATACAGCGGAGTAGTAGCCAGAGCATCAGCTGCGGTCGCTAAAGCTTCTTCATCAGCAAATTCACTTTCATCCATGCAAATACAATTTGTAGTAAATAATTCACCTACAGACAGGAATCCAAGTCTAGGAAGGAAAGTACCTCTTTCAAGTTTGAAATCCTTTAGTGAATTATATCTTTCATCATACATATGCTCTGTAGTATAATTCAGAGCGATTGGCAGAGAATCATCAACAGGGAACTTAACAGTTCTGTTAACTCTGTCTACTGCCAGTAACATTCCGTTTTCTGCGGGAACGGCCGCGAAATCAGTGGCATCAAGCGCACACTGAGCCTCAATGCGTCCATCTCTACGGAAAGATACTTGGTTAAGTTCGACTTGACCGAACCCGTCAATTACAAGTCTTTTATCAGCCATAATAAATCCTCCGTTTATTACTTCTTATATCTACTTAAAATTCCCTCAATACCAGTTGGCTCAACATTATCTTTCGGTACATATTGAGGGTCTGAGTCATTTGTGAAAAGCGTCGGCTTATTCTTAACTAAAGTATAAGCTAATTCTCTATCTAACTCATCATTGGTCATCTCATCCATCTTTTCTTTGAAAGAAGAAATTTCTTCTGCATCAAGCAGCTGAGCATAATGATCAAGAGTAGCTTCTTTTTCTTTCTTTAAAATGTCAGCCTTGAAAGTTTCTAAAGATTCTTTTTCAGCTGTTAAAGATTCAATAGTAGCTTGAGCATTTTGATAGCTTTCTTGTACTTCATTTAAAGTGCTTTCTACATCCGCTTTTTCCTGTTGTAAAGTAGCGATTTCTCCATTACTCTCTTCAATTTTCTGACTATAAGTTGTTTCTAATTCATTCTTTTCATTCGTTAAAGTCTCAACTTGATTAGTAAGAGAAGAATAATTTTCATCTACTTTCTCATAAGTATCGCCATTCAATTGATGCAGAACTTCAAGCGCACGCTTCTCTTCTTCATTGACGTCAACAATATAGCAATTTTCTTTATTTGTAATTTCTAAAGAATCTGTTGCGTCATCTTTTGTATAGTAAGCTCTTTCATACTTCTGAGTTTCAAAGTTGAAAACAACAGCATATCCATCATAAACTTCTCCTACTGAGTAGTCAATAACATAGCCATTCTCTTCATTGAATCTAGAATTTAAAAGAGTCCAAATCATATTATATTTCTGATTATCAGAAAGTTTAAATTCCATTTGATCTTTTCCTCCTACTTCTAATTTAGAATCTAGTTCAAATTGCTGCATTCTTTCAGCTAACGTTTCCGCAATTAATGTATAGAAGCTCGCGCCCTCAAAGCAGGGTTCGAAATCTTCTCCCAATGCTTGTAGACCTAAGAAACATCCATCCGTAAAGACAAAATATTTCTTTCCATTAATAAACTTCCATTCACCTTCAATTGCATCAGCATATAACTCCATCGACTGCGCGCTTTCAACTATATCTAATGCCTCTTTTTGATAAATGGCAGTATAGAGAAGAACATCAGTACAAGCGTATTCCCTCTCTATACCGTCTTTATCAAGATGCTTTTCCCAAGCGAAGTGATTATCGACAGGTACTACGCCATAAATGCGCCCTTGATAGCGTTGCGTTCCATGGTCAGAAAAATCTTCCGTCATAGAATCATAGATACCCTTCACTGGCGCATAGGGTAGAGATGCAATTAACTTTTCAGCAAATTCATCTGTAATATAAGTACCATTTCGATTACCACCCTTATAGAAAATGCGGCACCTCGCAAGGGATAAAGTCTTATTATAGGCGGTTACATTACCATAAAGAGAAAGAGAAAAAGTAGTCATTTTATTCTTATCCATTGGTATTTGAACCTCCGCCATCTAATGATTTTTCATTAGCAATTGTTTTTGCACTTTTCTCTTCTGCTGGTAATTCTGGTCGCCCAGGGGTGTTACCAGTTTCCGTATAAGCAGTACTCAACGGTATAAGTTTTTCCTTTAAAACAAGAACATCATTTTCTAAATCTTTAATATTACCAAGCTCCTTCTGCGAAATTCCCATAGCCAACGCGGGCATAATAAAGCTATAACCAGAATTAGCCATTTTAAGAGCATTATCGCAATACTTTTGTTCATTATAAAAAGTAATAGGAAGAATAGTATACTTAAAAGTAATATTAGAATTACCAAATTGATTATTTATGAGGAAAGTCATAAACTTATCAATTTTTCGTGCAAAAGTCATCATTAATGCCATATCATTATTAATTGAGGTTTCTAATGATAAGTTAGATTCTGTTCCAAATAATTGAGGACTAGAACCCGCTTCAGAGTAAATATTAAGAAGAGACTTCTCAATACTACTCGTAGCGTTATCATTTGAGGTTTTAGAAACTATAGCATCTACGTCTGCATAGGTAGTTAAAACAGATACATTAGGATTACCCTTCATCATTTTAACAGTACCCTTATGCATGACCTCAGCTTCATCAGGCTCAAATAGTAATCCCCCATCTTGTAAGTGAGGAATTTTTTGAACTATAATCTTCCTTATTTCTTCTAAATCTCTTTCTTTGTTAATATCTCTTGCTTGGTCATATTCAATAGCGGCAGGAATGATATTTAAAAACATTGGGTAACCGTCAAGAAATGGCATACAAATTCCCATTTCAGCTGGTATAAACACCCATCTCTTTACCTTTCCTAATTTATATCTCCTATACCAATTAGCAACCACTTTTGGATATACCTTTAACGCGGCCCTACGGTCATCCTTATCAGTAATAGAATCAAAATAACTTACATCAAATTCAACCAAATCATTACCCTTAATATCTTTAAAACGGGTGCGACAATAATAAACTGGTAAATCTATAATAGAAATAGAATCTTTGTCCACATTAAGAACAATACCATAATAACACCCATCGCGCAAGCTACGAATAGCCATTTTTGTAAAAATATCGGGCAATCCCGCGCAATCTATAAAATTCATTGCATTAAAATACTTTTTCTCAACATACTTTTCGGAGAGAGATTTACCAAAACTTGGATTAGGAATTAATAAACCAGTATATTTAAGTAAAGTTGCATAATGCAATAGAATACGTTGATAAAATCCACCCTTATCAAAGAAAAAACGGGATAGTCGAATTTGTGATTCCAACGAGCCAGATTCAATTATTCGTTCTATCTCTTCTGGAGTATAGTTCTTATAATTGCGTCTGCTGAAATAAGTAGAACCATATTTGTTGCCACTATAACTAGCATCACTTGTTGCAATCATTCGTTCATAGGAGCTTTTAAAGGTACTGAGAAACTCTTTATCGTTTCTATCCATTTATCCCTCCCGTAAAGAACACCAATTTACGTCCCGCCGCGCGGCGTCTATGGCTTCGACTATAAGATTCTTCTTCAAGTTCTTTAATTCTCCACAGTCCATAAGAAAAACTTGAATATTTATCTTTTGGGAAGCGAGAATTAATTCTTTCAAGAACTATGTCGAGACTAGAACCCGTGCGTTTTAAACGTAAATTAGCCATTTCTTCAAATAATTTAGTTGTCATTTCGTGAGGCATTAACCTCTTCACTCTTTGTTCTACGGTCATTTTTTGACCGACTTTAGTAGCAAGAAGCGCACTTTTTGCTTCTTGTTCTTTTATTAAGAAACGCACCATTCCGCTTGTTAAGCGGGAATAGCAGTTACCATGAATTTTAGAATTTAGCGATTGATTGGCCTTTATTCCATAAAGAATTTTTTGTGCATCCTTTGGCTGAATGGCTTTATAATTATCATCGTTTAAAAAGCCATATGCTGGTAAAAAATTGCCCATTTCATCATAATGCGGCTTAATCATTTCGTCCGCTAAACCAATACCTAATCCATTCGTATCAATCACGACTTCGCGCGGATTGAAATCAGCAATAATTTTTTTCAAATCAACCGCTTGAATTGAAAAGGGTTTAGTTTTTGGAGTGCGGCCCAGTACAATCAAATTAACTAAAGTCGCATAATATTTTTGATTAGTCACATTAACTCTAAAAATTGAAACTGCGGTTTGGTCGCTTAAACGACCTACGTCTACTGATATTAAGTAGAATTGTTCCGATCCGGGTCTATTAATTGCGTGCGTTTCAGGATTTTTTATTTTTCTGTATTTGGTTAAACGTTCATATGAGAACCACGCATCTTCACTAGAACCTTGCCAAAGAGACAAGTACTCAGTAGCAAATGATTCCGCATTATAAGATGGACTCATCTTTAATTTATTAATATATTGTTTATCAATAAGTCCGTGCATGGCGGGCAACCGCCAATCGCATCCAAACATGAAAGCGTGGTCTGGATCAATTATTGCGTTTTCAAAAGTATCTATTAAACGATCATATGCAAAAGAAGTCTTACTTCCCGCAGATGTCGTAGCTATAATCTGTTGATTTGGCTCATTGTCATTAACTGTATTATTTGGTAAACGACGAGATACATTTACAAGCGGAATTACTACAGAGTTAATCATCTCTTCATCACCATCTCGTATCTCATCGATCATTCCACCATGCCGGCGCCCTCCACGTGCAGCATCTCCGGCGAGCACTACATCAAATACAGAACCATTACGGAATTTGAGCGTTACATAATCTTTTCCGAAATTGCCTGGATAATCGCTCAACTCCCAACCAATAACTTCCTTTTTGAGTAAAGGCCAATGATCGTAAATTTCATAAATCTTTTCTTTTGTAATTTGCGCGGCCTGTTGTTTAGTATTCGCAGTCATAAATACTTTGCGCCCTGGTATAAATACACATTGTAAGAAAAGAGCCAGAATAGTAATAAATGATTTTGAAAACGCACGTGGCGCCGTTATGAATACGTCTTTAAAACGCATGAGAGCGCGCAGTGTAAATCTTTGGTAAAAGAAAAGACTAAACTCTGAATCAGCGGGTCTTATTAAATCTAAATAATAATCTGGATAAACCGTAAATAAATTAACCCATTTAGTCAATTCACTATAATGTCTTTCTAAATATTCATTAGTCAATACGGCGCCTTTCTCAAGTTCTATGCCTTCGCGCTCTGCGCGTTCAACGAACTCATCAGCCATTAATTCTTGTCGTGCGCTTAAAATAACTTTTCTTCGTTTTTCTTGCATTAGCTGCCCTCCTCCTCGGAGAGATCGGCAGAAAACTCTTCATCCGCATATAACTCTTCAAATCCTTGATTCTCATAGTTGTCAAAGTCTGTATCATCTTGATTCAAATCATAGTAATTCTCAAGCTCTGCCGCAGTCTTCAAAGCTTGTATACGTTGTGTAATCTCATCTCCAATTCCACTTTCATTTGTATACAACCTCTGATTCCAACTCTGTATATTCTTAATAGTCTCATCAACTATATCTCTTGTCTCTCCATCATAAAAAGGATTGATAAATCCTCTTTTTTCGAGCCATCTGCATAACTCTCCCATCGACTCAAAGTCACTCGCATTCTTCACGTTCTTCGGCGTAAATTCTCCCGTTTTAACCAACTTATCATAAGAAGCAAGTAACTTATCAAAATCTGCGCCTTCTCTAATTCTACAGTCAATCTCATAAGAAATCTTACAAATCTTAAGTGCTTGGTCACCTTGAAGCGCGCCATTGATATTTTGAGTTAATAGTAACCCATCATATAAATTTTCTAAATAATTGAGTGCCTCTTCATCATAATTATAACCCCATTTTTCTTGAAGCTTTCTTTGTTCTTCTTCTGCAAGCCCCGGCACAGCATCAACAAGCGCACCACGTGCCTCCAACTCTTTATAGGCATCTTCGTAAGAGGACCAATCAATCCCCTCATATTCCTTGCCACCAAATTGTATAACGTAAGCCTGTAGAAGTTGCGCAGGCGCATCTTCATGGGTTTTCTTTAGCTCTTCAAATTTCTTCAAGTCAAAAGGAATATCTAAATATTGACAAATCTTATCCATAACTTCCCAAGACTCATCAACCATTAAGCGTTTACCAAGACAATCAGTACAAATATTAATATAACCAGAAGGGAAAAGAAAAGAATTAGTAGGTAGATAACTTAAGGACGATTTCGCGCGGCCGCAGCATTCGCATTTCTTTTCTTCAAAGTCTATGTCAAAAACTGGTTTAAGTGCCATTACTTCTCTCCTTTGGTTGCGGCCTTCAGCAGCTTATCCAAATTTCTTCTTTGCGTTCTGTTCAATTCCACAACCTTTTCAATGACTTCTTCAATCAACTTTTCGGCTGGCCGCGCCTCTACATTCAACTTCTCTTTCTCTTCTCCCTTATCTATCTCTTCATAAATCTTAACCCCAAGAATCTTACAAATCCCCATAAATTCCTGTGGTTCCAATTTACAAATCCTCTCTACAATTCTTTTCTGTCCTTTACTAATTTTCCTCTCATCTCTATCCATTTCTCTTTTTTCTTTCCTCCCTTTCACACCTTTTACACTTATTTTGAAATCCATCCTTACTTCTAGATTTCCTCACCCAATTGCGCGCATCCAACAATAGGACCCGGCCGCAGCAAGTACATTTCTTAAAGTTCTCTGGGAAAAAACAATTTTCAATCGTCTCCCTATGAAGTTCCGCAGTCTCATTAATCTTCCCTATAATCTTTTGTCTAAAAATCGTACTAATATAATTTGCAGTATACCCCTTCCCGTATTTCCTATTAATAATCTCTGCAATTTCCGCGTTTTTAACCTTCTTTTCTTTAAGTCTTAGAACTTCTAGTTGTAAGTCTGTCAATTCTGCCATATCTTCATAAAATTCGAGCGTTCGTATTAAACCTTTTTGGTTGCTTTCAATTTTAGAGTCGGCTTCGTCTCTTTCAGCTTGGTCCATAATTTCAAATCTATATAGGTAAAGCTGGTAAACGCTTTCTAAATCTCGGAAGTCGAAAGAGGTTTCGAAATCTTCTTTTTTTCTCCAGACCAACTGACTAATTTGTTGTAGTTGTTGTTCGGAGAGTCGCGCGGGGTCGAAATTTTTGTCAAAAATTATGCGGCCAATTGTTGTGTCTGCGAGTCCTAACGGTAAAACCTCAATGTCGCAATCAAAAACGGTTGAGTCTTTGTGCGGCGCGCTTAAGGTCTGTCCAAATGCGATGGTTGACTGATAGGAATCTCTAATTGTGAATTGTTCACGACGCAAGTCTACGAGTTGGTGGCGCTTTTTCAAATAGGTATATTGGTTGAGTTTTTGGCTGCGCGCACGTATACGTTCAACTTCTTCGGAAGAGAACTTTTTTAGAAGAGTTTCTCTTGGCGGTTTCTTTCTTTTCCCTATGCGCTCTTCGTAAAAGCAAATTTCTAAGTCGATTTCGTCAATGAGGCGCCAAAGATTTTCTAGGGCCTCTTTAACGCAGTCTGGTGCATTTGCGCGGGCCTCGTTTCGGTCGAAGACAACCCGCGGTTTCTTGTAAACGGTGGCTTCGTCCAACCCTCTAACGTAAATGTGAGAAGCGGAAGTTGATTCGAGGACTGCTTCGAGTGAGTCGGGGGAGTTTTCTTCTTTACTCCATTTTGTTTCGAGATTGAGGTCTGAGCCAATTGCGGTGCCTGTTTCGTCTTTGCCCCAAAGTAGATAATTTGCGATTGTTGTTGCCTCTTGTGGGGTAAGCGTATCAAATTGCGTTATATATCTATTAATAAAGTCAATGCGTTCTTTAGCAGACTCTAATGTAAAATCTAGTTTTAATCGATTCATTTTGTACCCTCCTGATTATATTATACGCGTGTGCGGAGGAAAAGTCAAATTTCGTGGATTGATTTTATAGATTGAGGTTCAATTTTTGATTTCGTGGATATTTTGATTTTTGATTTCGTGGATATTTTGATTTTTGATTTCGTGGATATTTTGATTTTTGATTTCGTGGATATTTTGAGGCAGGCCCCACTTTCACGGGGTAAAGCATAAAAGCAATGCTCCTAGATACTAGCCGGGCGTTGCAAAATTGCAACACGCTAATTGTTCGGTTCATCGATTTGACCAATTAGCAGAATTGTTCGAAAATTTTCGTTGATTGATGTAGGTACTACCTTTGGAAAATTTTTTCATTTCATTTATTCATAGGGTACTTTTTTATGTGGGTATCGTTTCATTTTATCATACCCCGTTAAGGCGTTTATTTGCGTTTCTAATCGTTTTTAATTGCTTCGCTGATATATTTATCGATTGAGTTATTAAAATCGCTAAAAACGGCGATTTTTACGTTTAGGAACATGACAATAAAAAAGAGGCGATTGGTTCGCCTCTTTTCTTTACTTTTTAAAATCCACGTCTTTGATACTGTATTCCTTGACTTTTACGGATTGTTTTAAATCTCCCATGACGTCCAGTTAACGTATGCTATCAACTCTCCATCTAACACTATATGATGGAAGTCTCTTTCGAATCCTTCTTCATTATCTACATAATCAAACAGTGCATCAATTGCTTCTTGATTGTTCATTTCTCTATAGACTTCTTTTCCGCCTTCTTCAAAGCCGATGAAATCCTTGAAAGTAATGTGGATTACCTTGTCAGTGATACCATGTTTGAAGAAGTCAACATATGCATCATCATTCTTTTCGACTTCTGCCATAAGTCGGAAAAGTTTATCTTTCTTTTCAATTCTCTCGTTCATTCTATTGACTGAGATTTTCTCCAAAGTCTTTTCCAATTCGAAAAAGACTTCTTCCCACTCTTCTTCAGTCATGTTGTCGATATAGTCGTTGACCATAGCGTCAAACTGTTCTGTTATATCCATTTCGAAGTACTTTCTATCTGTCATTGTTTTCTCTCCTCTCGTTCATCTGTTTAGTTTGTTCGTGCGGTCATTGT